TTCCAATGGACATTGACTCTTTCACCCATGTAGGTATAATAGTTCCCTTCTCACCATAAACTCCAAGGTATTCCATGATTTCATTAGAAGCAACAGTCTTGTCCATATGGAATATTAGTCCGTAAGCCTTAAATACTCTCTGTATTGTACTAACTTTAAGGCTAACTTCTTCAGCAGTACCATCAATATAAAGACGCAAGAGTCCATCGTCACTATAAACAGCCAAAACCCCAGTAACACCAGTCGCCTGAGTAGCAATATCCATAACAACTTTCATCGCAAGAGTCCAGAGAAAGTTAAGGAATCCTTCAAACCCACCTGTTACTCCACTCTTTGTACCCATAAAACCTCTGGTATTATGATAAACTACAGAAGCTCTAAAGAAGAGATCTATCCTAGCCATCCAATCTTCCCCAGATAGTTCAGATAAGATTTCACCTATTTTACGGACTATTTTCTGTGAGAACTTCTTTGAGAATTCACTCATGTCAAAAGAGATATACAAGACACTATCAGTTTCACCAATAACAATGCCAGTATATGAATTAAGCATTTCTTCCAACTCCTTCCTGCGAGACCTATAATCCTTGACTATAGATATTCCAGATGACCTGCTGATAATCTTCTTGGTAAACCTTTCTGCAACTTGAGTCATTACCTTCAAAGCCTGTTCAGCCATATAGAACATCCTAGTTATTTCCTTATGAACTTCACCCAACTTAGGTTCAGTATTAACAGTGTAGCTATGGTCAGGGTCACTTGTGATAAACTCCGAAAGGTCATCAGAAGGTATGTCATCTATAGTTTTTCCAGCCTTGACATATTTCTCTTCAAATTCTTCATGAGCTTTAATAACCATCCTGAATCTTTTTCTTCCTTCTTTAAAATTCAGTTCATCCTTTCCTTTTATCCTAGAGACAATGTCATTAACTGAAGTCAGCCTATTTTTCAATGCTCGATACCTGCTTATCGTAATATCAGTCCCAATTGATTCTATATCTTCTTTGCTTAACCTTGAGTTCTGAGCAGATGCCTTGTTAGATACAGGAATGTCTTGTCTGTCCTCGTCGAATACTCCTCTGATAACTTTGAACTTCACAGCAGCCCACTTTGTGTAACCAGCACTAAGGAGTGAGCTAGTCGGAGTAGATGTAGAATTTATAGAGTTGACAAAAGACTTGGCGATCTCATTGTCAGGATCCTTAGCTTGAGCCCTAATGACAATCTTCTGAGCTGAAAGTGATTCATATACGGACTTCCTAGCTATTCCCTCAAATCTATCCATCTTATTCAGATCAACAGGATTACACTGTTTGAACCCATCAATTGTCTCGAAAGCAACTCCCATGTCTTGATCAGGGTGCGGAACCATTCTAAAGATGTTAGCAAGATTAATAGCTGACTTCCTATCATCTGTCATATCAAATAGATAATCAGCGATCTTTTCTCCATACTTTTCTTTTACACCAGATAAGCCAGCAATGTACATATTGACTGGTGCTCTTCCAAGTGACTTGCTAGTATCTCCTCTAAGGAACAGGATCTGCCTGGCACATTTGAAGA